GCAGTATTAGCCGAGATAAGGATATTCTGAATCCTAGAAATATTATTCTCTGCGAATGAAGGTGGATATCCTGATGGGAAAACACTTGTATTTGCCGTTCGTGTGTCTGCTATAGGGTTGTTGTTAACGCTCTTAGTAATAGGGAAAGCTTGCGTATTTCCAGCATAAGGGCCTGCTGTCCCATCCCCTTGATCGAAGGTTTCTAGCTGCTGACTATTCCAATTATATCCATAGAAGCTCGCCTGATCTTGGAATAATGTCATCTGCATCTTCCCGCAATATGCCGGCGGCTCTACTGTAGACCATCCCTCGAAGTTGAATGGATAGACATCCACTCCTTGAATGGTATTGAAAGTGTAAACGTCCTTTAACTTCAAAATCCTAAGATCATCAGGGAAATCGTATAGATAATAGCTATTTATATACTTAACTATTTTTTCGTCAGTCACCTGTAAGCTATTGCCTGAGGCCGAAACTTCACGCACCTTCTCAATGATATCTTGTAATATGCCTACAGTCATCTAAGTACCTTTATAGAAAGTCTACGGGAACGAATCTTACGCGAGACATCGTCTCGAATGTTCTTGGAGTCATCACCCCACCCGAAGAAGGTTGTTCCACGTTCTGATATCTTCTGATTTTCTTCTTCGTCCCGTTGAGGTGCTTCACTATCCCCATAGGAATTTCACACCTTTCGCCGTGAATCAGTTGGTATGTTTGTATCGCATCTCCAGGATATTTTCTATAGCAAAATTCAAAGAATCCACCTTCAGCTTCTACGAATTCAAATTGACCTTTCACAAGCTTCTCATCTTCCTTGCGCATCTTGGCAATCATAGCTTCAACTTCAGTTTTAGACTTCGTGTTTTTAATTTTACGGCTTATCTCTGTTACTTTCATTGGCTCTCCTATTTTTATTATATCAAAGGATGGGGACAATTTGTCCCCACCCTTTTTACTTATTCAGCTGTGAAACGGTCATACTTGAAAGCTACCCAATCGTAGATACTTTCAGCCGATGTAATTACATTTGAACCCATGTCCAGAATGTATTTATTTCGGTTATCAAAAGCGTCTCTGAGGTTCATCCCTTCTGGTATCTGCGGAATGCTTGCGCTTCCGTTATCTGGAACTACACCAGAAGACGAAGGCACAGCAACAGCAGGAGATACCCCAGCAGCAGCCACAGCACTTGTTGGGAATGCAAAGGCTGTATAGCCTGAGGTATCCCAGTCAAGTGTTACAGACGACACTGTTGTGCTGTTGGTTACGCTAAGAACACGTGCTTGCACAAGGTTCATCTGTTCCATACCAAATTCTTCCGGCACACGGAAAGAAAGAATCTCACCAGTGGTGTAGTCGTTTTTGGATGTGAAATAGACAACGGCTTGTGTTGCAGCTGTAATATTAGCGATGTAGCTCCATCTTGGATACATACGGTTAGGAATGTACTTTTGCACGAAGCCAGCAGTTGCTGCAGCAGCGAAAGTAATGCCTGAGGAAGCCATATAACCCAAAGTGATGCTGGTGTTTACGGTAACAGCAGTAACCTGGAAGGTATACCCAGCAATCTGCAATTCACCAGTAGTAGCGTATAGGCGTACATAATCACCTACAGCAATGTTTCCAGTGTTTGCCATCAACACAACGAAAGCACCAGTGTTACTCGAAATGCCTGTTGTTGCCAAAGTAGCAAATGTCGGTGGGCTGGCTGTATCAATGAAGGTAAAACCTCCAGTTGTTACCGCTTCCGAAGACAGTGCTCCAGATGTTACAGCTTGGTCTGTTGTTTGGGCTGACCCTTGAGCCATCCCATAACGAAACCATGATTCAACGGATGTTTCCGCTGCGTCATCGCCCCAAGCTGTACGGTTTCTTACCCACACGAGATCTGGACGATCAGACAAAGCCACTTGCTTTGCCAGAACTGATGTTGAGGTGAAAGAACCCCCATCAATAACTTGATATGGTAACATATTTCAACCTCCTTAAATGCCTGTTGAGCGCAGATTTTGCACCCAAAGGTCGTTATTAACGCATTGGCCCTGGTAAAATTGGCAAGCTGCAGTATGACGCAGATGCGCAGGGTCATTCATGTAACCAGGTGGCGTGTAAATGTATTTAGCACGGCCGCCGGCTTGGAATACAACCTTGTATCCCTCTTGAGCTGTGATAAAGTTGTTGGCTACATCATTACCAAGCAAGGAACCATCGGGTGTTACCGATCCTTGAGACGAAACGAATGTGCGAACGTTGTTAACACCACCCCATTCGGAGCTTAGTGTATTGATAGCACCTGTTCCATACTCAAACTTACGTCTAAAGCCTGTAATGTTATTCAAAACAGGAATCATACGTGTAGTTGACATCATAGCATAGGCATCACCAAGTGGTGATGTACCGATCTTATCGGATGCACCGATCATGCTTGTGATGTATTCGCCGTCATTTCCTTGCAGCACTGCAACGATATCGTCCAAATCATCCAAAGACATTTCTGTGGGCAAGTCACCATTAGAACCACCAACGGAATTCACCACAGACGCACTCGATTCGAGGTTATCGCGCTGTAGGATATCGCTAGTTTCCTTATATGCTTGGCCCAGACGTGCTGCAGCGGCATTAAGAATAGGGTCTTGGTTGGTGATAGTGACCTGTTTGGTCAATACAATGTAAGTAGCATAGTTGCGTACTCGGCAATCTACGTCTACTCTGGAGAGCAGTTGAGCCGGTGGGTTCATCTGCGCGTTGTCTAATGGAACTTCAAAAGTGTCAAGAGCGTCGTAACGCGATTGACGGTTGATGAAGCCATCGTTGTCTGCCACTTCCACGACACTTGCAAAAAGATTGTGGATACAGTTTCTTTCAGGTGTAGAAAGAAGCTTATCTGTATAGTTTTGCTGGATCTGTGGAGGCATATTGTTGATGCTGACTGTCATAATACCTCTAGTTTAAAAACCAGAAGACTTACCGGCAAAATGCATCATCTCTTCATACAGTCTAGTCTTATCGGCTTGCGTGGATTTAAACGCCTGGGCCATGGGCCGCTTGTCATACGCCATCGGAGACTGAACCGCCTTCGCGTTCTTCTCCATCTTCTGAATGGTTTCTTTCGAGTGCCTGGCATCAGGGAGTTTATCCTTCAGTCCTAAAGCTTTGATGTACTTGTAGCTTTGAAGACCCATTTTATAGGGGTCTTTAAATTGTGCGATGGTTGCCGCTAGCTCTGGTTCGATTTTTTCTAACATTTCTAATGTTTCAACATTAACAACGTCATCGAAATCAGAGTATGAAGTACGAAGAGACTGAAGAAGCTTTTGCTGCTCCTGTTGCGCGATCTTGTTTTCAAGATCCTGGATTTTCTTTTCAAGAGGTTGCATAGTCCGTTTTGCAATACCCTTTACTTTTCCAGCAGGCACATACTCTTCATCTGGCTCTTCGGGTTCAACAACGGCTTGAGGTGCTTGAGGTTGGTGCATCTGCATGAACCTATTAAGCATCTCATTCTTTTGCTGTAACTCCATTTCCATTTCTTTCTGACGCTGCCGCATTGTTCGCCAGTCCCGTTGCCGCATCGTTCTAACTTTCCCAACTATATTGAAAATGCTCATAAATATTCTAAGGAGCAGATCAAGGATATCATCGCATACAATTGGGAAAGGATGGATCATTTTGGCTTCTATGCGGCAGGGAAAACGGTTGAAGGCGTACCCATCTATCACCCAACGCCTAATTTCAAAGATCGTCCATTAAACCGGAAACGCAATGGCCGTTAATCAGTTCTACCCAGCTTTTTCATACATTAGTGCCATAACAAATGCCACACAAGCGGTTGTGTCGTTCACGGCTGATCATGATTTTACAGCTGGAGAAATCGTTTCTTTTCGTGTTGGGAGACTATTTGGGATGGATGAAGTCAACAACAAACGGGCTAAAGTGCTATTCACATCAGTCCAAACCATTACAATAGATATAGATCCCTCCACATGGACAGCGTTTAGTTTATCAAACCTAAATGACCCAGGAACTAGCCCCCCAGTATGTGTCCCAAGCTCATCCAGTGTTATCCCTTTTGAGGAAAACCCTTCAGTAAATATCCAAGATGCGTTTGACAATAGACGTATATAAAGTTTTAGCTAGACAAAAACACCTTATAAATACTAAGTTTTAATTAGATTGAATCGCAGCTCATCACTGCAAAAAAATGGTTGACCGCAGCTCACCACTGCAAAGGAAAATGATACATGAATGAACAGGATCTAAACAGCAGAGAACAAGAGGT